GGCGGTCGGCAAGTGCGAAGATAGCACTGGATTCATCCTTGCCAGAGCGTGCAGCGTGACTATCATCGAAGAGGTTTCGAATCGTCGAAGGAAACTCGAGGATATCAAACCTACGGAGCGACTTTGCTATTGTCTTCTTTACCAAGGCAAGCAACAAGATAGGACGAATGCGCTCTCTATTGTCATCTGTAAGTTTCTCGAAGTAAATCGACATAACTTCATCGAGTGTTTCCTTTTGTAAAGGAACTGTTCTGAAGAAGTAAAGATAAGATGCATCGATAGGGTAAATAGCGTCCATCTGATCCATAGTCTTTATTTCGCAACGTTCCAAGATAGGGTAGTAAGGTGTCTTGCGCCATAGTTCTGTAATTACACCTTCCGTAGGTTCTGACAACAGTTGCACGAGCGTATCGATAGCGTTACAATAATTCTCCATATAAGAACGCTTCATCGCCTCCAGCTCGTACTTATACACATTGACCTCGCTCTTTCTTCGATTAACGCTATCAAAGATGATTTGAGTTGCCATAGTCATATTAGCCATAGCAGCACGCAGAGCCTCCATAAGAGGAGAGTTTTCTTCCTCCTTTAAAAGTTTCTCGAACACGGCACGGCTGATTATGATTTCAATGCGCTTGCGAGCTGTAAGACCAGACGAACGCAAATCGTTCAGGTCCATATTAGTTTCCACTCCAGGCGCATAAAGACTGAAGGTGGAGAAGTTCTTGAAAATGTCTACGAGTATATTCATGACTGCTGCTGATTTAGTCTGTCTTTCGGTGCGATATCTTCCTGTCGCTGTGGCACCTCACGGTAGAAGCCTATGCGATAACCCTGCTTATAGAGTTCTGGGAAGTTCAATCGGAGAGCGAGATTGAATGGCTCTGCACATATCTCATCCTCTGGTGTGAGTGACATTATATAGATAAGGTAGTTATAGTAAGCATCAGAACCTGACTTGCTGATAACACCATCCTTGCTAACTGCTGTAATGGAAGCATCCAAACCAACGCTTGACAGCAAGGCTTCTTCTGCTCGCTTATCGTAGGAAATCAGTGCATCGATATACTCCTTATACTTAAGGTCGATTGTTTCGATTCTCCACTGCAGTTCGTGACCTGAGCTATCCATAAATGAAATAGAAGAGTATGCCTTGCCTTGATTGTCGGCACCGCTCAGATAGTCGCCTATCTTGCGCAGTTCTAATCGCATATACTCTACAAGCAACGATTCACGGTATTCAGTACCGATGCTGATACCATTATACTTAACCAAGTCCTGCTTCTTAGATGAGCGAATCTTATTCTCCTCGCATAGCTTCACCAGTTGATTGCGCTTGCTTGACACCCATTCATTCGGAATAATGATGTGTATCTTCGCTGCAAGTGAGTTACGCAAGAAGGAATTGATATATGAGGCGGTCTTATTACTACCCTGAATATAAGGGCGTGCGCCTTGGTGGGTTTCATTCACACCATAGAACTCATCGACAGATTTCTCACGGTGGTGTGACACGGCAGCGAACAGATAGTTGTCAACTTCTGACAATGCGAACTTCGGATATATCTTATAGTTACCCATGCCGTACGTCCAGCGTCCAACAGCTATGTTGTTGAAGTCAACGTAATTAATCTGGTCATAGGCTACATCCTTACGGGTAGTAGCAAGACGGCAGTGCTTATTCTCTAAGGGTTCAAGTCCTGCCACTGGTAACATACCGATACGCTTACCACGTGAGAACCTCCACTTACAGAAGAAGTCACCGAACCAGTAGTAATTCTTGATACAGGTCTTAGCGAACTCCTGCGCAGATGTTTCCATACCACGCTCCTGCCAAGAGTTCATCCATTCGTCCCACGCAGGCAGTGCGGTGTACTCACGTCGTAGCTTACCATTCTCTACTGTCTGTATATAAGCACAAGGTCCGTTACCATACAGCATCTTTATCTCCTTGCTATACAAGCGAGGTAGCAAACGGTTCTGCTTAATCTCCATTGCAACCTCCTCACACTGTGCGTTGTTCACGCCACGCATACACACCTGATATCCGTTAACACTCAACCACTGGTGTTCGTGTAGGTAAGCCTGCCTACCCTGTGGTATGAGTAGTCCTGGACTTGTCGATAGCTCGTTTCCCTCTCCAATCTGGAAGGAGAACGTATTGCCATCCATAACATAGAGACCAGCGTTGCCGTGCAACTCAATACTATCTGTCATAACCAATTTATCTTATGTAGTTTATATCCGTCTTGAGGAAACCCCATATACCTGATGAGGATGCGATAACACATCTTTGGGTTTCCCTCTTGGTCCTCGAAGAGAAAGTAGTTCTCGGAATCGACTTTGAAGCACTCGTCTGGTAGTTGCGTGCGGTACTTGCAATGTTCCTTGACTACCATCTGCTCACCTGCCATACCCTGTGAGCGAGAGTAGGGAAAGAAGCAGATAGTGAAGTCGCCTTGTGGTACTCTACTTATCTCCCTTGCCCATTGCATCGCATTGATGCCGTTCATCTCGATTGTCTTCTCCATCACTTGCGAAATTACTTAAATTCGCTGTAGGAACAAAGGACGATTTTGCCCTTACTGTCATATTTCCTAACTTTTGAAACGTTGCACCGCTTTTCCTCAAATCAGCGGTGCGTGGTGATAAACGCCATTCGTTTTTTTTGTTTTTTGATTTTCAGAACGCAAACCGTTGATTTTCAACAAAGTGAGTTTTTGACCTATGTAAATAGCCCTCGTTATTGTCGATTTTCAGATACTTATTATATTACGTTCGCTACATTATTAGCCGTTAAATAGTAAGATTTTCGGGCAAATCGTCGGGATAACTGCTTAATTCCTTTTTGATTAGGTCGGAATAAAGACCATATAAAAGGTAAATCATCGCACTTGGAAGCTGCGTTGTTAGTCCTGGTCTTCGCTTGAGTTCCTCCTTCTTCTCTGAAGCCTTGTCGAGTTCTATTCTGCCGTTGGTTTTCTTCAACGGACTAATCAAAATTGCACTGCAAAGATAAGGACATTCGTTCTCATCTATTCGCACCTTTGGAAGCAAAGGAAGCTTCTCACCAAAAAGTAACTGACACAAACGGAACTGCTGCCAATGGTAAATGGTAGGCGCACCGTCGTTGTAAAGGATAACAGAAAAGCCGTAACTCTCTAAGGCTGCCTTCATCGTCAATGAGTCAGTAGTTATCTGCTCTAATTCCTCACGTGTCTTGTTACCTGCACGGTCAGGATAAAGGTGTATCACCTTATTCACTGCATCAGTACCAAAGAAAGAATATACCTGCTGCGCAAGGTTCTGCTGGTCATCGGGTATGTAAGCCCAAAACTCCTTGATGATGTCAAAGCGACTACCATAGTCTTTTTTCTGTCCGACGATGAGCGATTGAAAGTTACCAGGATCATAGCCAATATAGAGCGGTTCACGTTTATCATAGTGACGAAGATAGCGAGCGGTGAGGGTGAAGTGGTCTTTGAGGTTCAGCTTCAGTATCTGGTCATAGATATAGCTATCCTTGAACTGGTGTCGCTCGTGGTCGTAGGTAGTGAAGAACTTGTTAGTTACCTCCTTATGTCGAATAGCACAGATTGCAGTCAAAAACTCATCCATATCGAGCGTGTCGAGCTGGGTCTTGAAGAACTTAGGACCCAAGATGTCTTTATTACAGAACGATGAAGCACGAATATAGTAGATTGCGTTCCTTCGCATATCTGCTAAGCGTGGTTTCCATCGGGCAACAAAAGCGTTAAGGCGTTCATTCTCCAGTCTGATTTTCTCCATCGTGACAGGGTTCTTCGTATTGCGCAAATCTTGTTGGAGCATAAACTGCTTATAGAGCGACTGATTGATAGCGAGCGAGACACTTGCTATCTCCTCGATGAGTTGTCGGTCCATCTTGTTTTCGTATTCCTCAAACCAATCGTCCTCACCAAGGTCGACACGTGCCGTATCGCTCACACCTGTCACACCTTCATAGTAGGCAGAGCGACGGATGTCAGCTGAACCACCACGGAGGGAAGGGAAGAGTCGTGACTTGAGTTTCTCACCGCTGTTGTGCTTCATCTCTTCGACGAATGCATGCACGGCATTACGACCAGCGACACTCTCAGGCTGATCTGAAGATACCAACTGGAGGTGCGCACCATTGCGGAAGATGACCGAGTGTTTAGCGTAGGCAATAGGGTAGCGTGGTCGACGGAAGTGTGAAGGTAGCTTTGCTTCGCCCACCACATAATCGATGCCATACTCCAACATTGCTCGTTGTTTACCGTTCACGATGACAGGACGAGAGAACGAAGCCTGAATGTTAGGCCAGACGTTCGTCATCAGCGCAACATAAGTCTTATGCACAAGGAACGAAAGTTCACCAGGCATATCATTTGTTACACGGATAAGACGTGGAACGATAACGCCCTCCGTCTTACCAGTCGCACGAGCCCACTCTGCATAGAGCATATTCGGGTCGATGATGTTTGCCAACAGCTGCACACGATTCATATAGTAATGCTCGAAGTCAACTGTAGGCTGTTCGTTATTTATAATTTCATCAGTCATTTTGAATTTCCTCTACTATTTCTGCGTCTTGAATATCAGCATCACGCAGAAGTCTCTTCTTCTCCTTGTTCTCAACAGGAAGAGAATCGATAAGCTTAATATAAAAACCTTCGTTGTGCTTAGCAGCGATTTCTTTAAGATTCTTCTTTGAAAATCCAAGTTCTTCTGCTGTGAGCTCTGGAGAAATCAAGAAGAGAACACCTAAATCCCTATCTGCTTCTGCAATCTCCGAAGATCTACGACGACACTCAAGAGCAGCATCATAACACGACTTCATACCTTTATAGTCGCGATTAAGTGCGCAGAGTTTAGCAAGGTCTTCATATTTGTTTGCAAAATTGCTCTCCCAAACCTTTATAGGAACATTGCAGTCAACCTGAAAGTAATTGATTGCCTGATAGATTCTCGCCATACAAGTGCGCTCTTCTATCTTTATCCGTTGCTCAGCGTTAATACGAAGTTTCAGTTTCTTAGCTGCTCTCGTAATATTACGCTCGTGTTCGAATATTTCAGCAGACCATTGCAGCTGCTGCAAGAACAACTTAACATCTTGAGGTATGCCTTCACAATCTCCATTCGTCAAGAATGCAGATATTAGGTCTGGGTGGATGGAGTCTAACTTCTCAATTTCACTTTTCATATTCCAAAGAGTTTCATTCGTAGGTCTTTTTCTGCACGCTCATTCTTACGTTCCTCGAGCAAAGTAATAGAGTCGTTATCACCTTTCTCAGCCTTCTTAGCAAGTTCAGCATCTATGTTATACTCTCCAAGTGCGAGACCTTGCTGGTAAGCTTCAAAATAAACATCACCAGGAAGCGTTATGCGATATAGCAATGCTTCTCGCTTAGCTTTCCTTAAGGCAAGCAGCTGACAAATACGTTCGGGGGTATAGTTTAACGCCCCGAACGTTCTGACTTGATTTACATATTCATCTGATAAAATCTCTTTTACAACTAATTCTGACATAGAATTATTTTTTTAGTATCGTCTTCCGATAAGACTACGCCATCTCTCTCTAACAGAATAGGCTGCTGTGGAAACATAGACATAAATCTTCGTACAGTTGCCGACACATATTTAGGATCTATTTCCATTCCATACCCAATGCGGTCTGTCTGCTGGCACGCCATAATGGTTGAACCTGATCCAGAGAATACATCGACAACTACATCGCCATTCTTCGTACTATTAGTAATAGGATACGCCATCAGTGCAATAGGTTTCATCGTCGGATGGATTCTGTTGGCTTTTGGTTTATCGAAATTCCAAATGGTAGTCTGCTTTCTGTCGGAGTTCCAAAAGTGAGCAGCACCAGGTTTCCAACCATATAAGCAAGGTTCGTGTTGCCACTGATAGTCTTGTCGACCCATTACAAGAGAATCCTTAACCCAAATGCAGCACTGTGCTATCTTGAAGCCTGCTTCTCGAATAGATCTGCGGAAGTTCTCGCCTTCTGAGTCTGCGTGAAAAACGTAAAAAGAACCACCAGGCTTAACAATGGAAAACATAACATTAAACACAGACTGCAAGAAGCGAAGAAAGAGGTCATTCTCCATAGAGTCATTCTGTATGGTAAGTTTGCTATCTCCTCCACCTTCGTAATTAACATTATAAGGAGGATCAGTGAGAATCATATCAGCAACACGTCCATTCATTAGTGCTACGATATCGCTTTTGGACCGACAATCTCCGCACATCAACCTGTTATTTCCAAGTCTGAAAATATCACCAGGACGAGCAAATACTTCGTTATCCTCTTGTGGAATTGTGTCAACAACATCTTCTTGAATATCAGTTGTGTCACTCTCTGAAGCAAAGAGTTTATCGGTACCGACAGAGAAGTCGTTTTGTTTTACTTCATAGCCAAGATTAAACTTAGCAAGATCATCGCCACTGATATTATACTTGGTGAATAGGAGAGTGTCTGGATTCTTCTGAGCGAACTCTGAATTATAGGCAGCAATCTCTTCTACAGCTTCCTTCTTATTAGATGCTTGGATTTCCTCGTAGGGAATCTCTGGAATCTTAAATCCATAGGAGCGAAGTCCAAGAAGAGCTTTGCGTCTTTGGTGTGCATCTATAATCCAAAGCTTACCTTCAGAATCTTTCCATACTTTGAATGAATACTTGAAACCTCGAGTGATGATGAGCATCTGAAGCTTCGATAGTTTGTCTGCATCAGGCTTTTTGAAATCTTCCTGAAGTTCGATAAAAGAGTCCAGCGGGGCAGTAGGCAAACCGCCCAAATTAAAAACTTTTATACTATTTTCCATTGTAATTATTTATTTTGTTGTTCAAGAACCATTTTAAACAGTCGCTCTTTCTCTTGGTACTTTTCAAGGTTCCGCTTATCAGCCTCTCTTTTCTCTTTACGATCCTTGCGTTTAACGAACGATTTATACCTCTTGATGTTGTCGAGAACATTCTTGTGCCGGCGGAGGAACTCGGCTGGGTCAGTGCGGAGCAACTTAATGAGTTGGGCTATCTCTGAGCGTCCGAAGAGTATCGGGTGTTTGCAGAGGAACTTACCAGTATCGTTTAACGCTTGCAGCTCGGCAAATGCTTGAAGATTGCGGATGCGCAGTTCTGCCATTTCTGCAACAGCCTGTGCGGTGGGCTTTGTCTCCAGCAGTTCGTCGAGCTGCTTCATCTTGCGCCAAGTGTTGATGCGGTCGTTATAAATGACGGTTGCCATCTGCACGTCCGCATCAAATAGGTTTTCCCAGTCTATTTTCGGGTACTCTTCTTCTTTTTTTTTGGAGCTGCTTCCGCCTTCTCCTGCTTAGAAGAAGCATCGTCCTTATCCTCTGAAGGGGCAGTAGGTTCCTCTGATGATTGCTCTGTAGATTCGTTATCTTCAGAACCTTCTTCAGATGAATCTTCGCCACTCTCTTCTTCCGATGGGTTCTCGTCACCTTCGCCACCGTTAGCGTCTGGGCTTTCGTTTCCATTGCTGTTGAGTGTTTCAGGATTCTCGTTGCCATCTTCAGAAGAGTTGTTGGCGTTATCATTATCCTCGTTAGCTGCTTTAGCTGCAAACTCACGTCTGTTACGTACGATTTCGTCGTGCTCACAATGATCGAGAAGAAGGAAAAGTATCTCCTCGTGATTCTTCTCTGGTGAGAGGTCGAAGCGTGTGAAATCGGTAAGGTGTGGTGCCTTATCGTGCAGCAGTGCAAGGCCGGCTTCCACTACAGTTGGGCTTACCAACTTATGGAAGTGCGTTAATTTCTCTTTTGCGCTGTACATATTTCTCAATTAAATAAGTAAAAAATAAGAGCCTTCCCCCCACGTGGTTTGCAACTCCCCTCCCTTTCGGGGAGGGGTCGGGG